TTCTCCTCGTAACTCATATCATATTTCGGAAGGTCACACTGTTTGACCAACATGTTGAGTTGGTATCTTTCGTTGGCATTGAAGCCATCGACAAACAATGTCTCATCTGTGTTGAAAACCACGTGAAACAGGAACTTCTGTTTCGGCATCAACTTGTAGTTGTTGTCTATGTACAATCTCGATGCGTGTTGGTAGTCTTTCATACCTGGTAATCCGTCTTGGAAACCTTTTAGGAAGTTGTTTATGCTTGGCATACTGTTATTTATAGTCACAAAAAAAGCGCCTATAAAGACGCTTTTTTGCTTATAATTGCTAACTTAAATTTTTGTATTACTGTCCACCACCAGTACTTAACGTACCAATTGTTCTAGATACTGCTGTTCCAATTCCTGTTCCTGTTGGAGTTTGGATCGCGTTGTCGTATCTTACCTGCATTGTGATAGTTGCTGGCTCTGACGTGCCGTATGCTAACGAGTTGTAGTTCACGTTCTCAACGTATGCACCGTACAATTCAAATGTTTCTAATACATTTGGTGTGCTCGCTCCGTTACCACCATCAAGCATTTCGATTCTTGCAGTAAATTTGTAATCAATACCTGAAGCCGCACTTGATTGTTCAAAGAAGTCGAACTGTTTCTGGATCTGCTCACCAACCAATTTAGTTACAGAGTTGTTTACGTCATCTCTTAGATTGATTGTGATTGCTTCCCAAGTGTGTTTGCCCGCAACATAAACTTTAGAGTTGTAAACATCTAATGTAACGTTGTCAAAAGTTAAACTTGGTCTTGTGATATCGATAACTTGTTTTGTAAGTTCTGATCTCGGTGTTGATACTCCAAAATTCTCCAGGATCGCTCTGAAACGATACTGTAGTTTTGGCATCAATAAGCCTTGTGATGCTGAACTCTGATCGTTTGCTAGTGGTACTGTGAATTTTGATAAAGTTGATATTGCCATCTGTTTCTCCTATTTATTCAAAATTAGTTCCCTAACTTTGCGATTTCTCCTGTGTTTTTGATTCTTAATGGTATAAAGATAAATTCAACTGATTTAATAGGTTCAATCGCTATATCCACATACAGTTCATTTCTGTCGATCCTTGTAGGCGTGTTGTTTGTGTCATCACAAACTACTAGGAAGTCAAACAATGCTCTCTGACCAACGAGTTCCAACAAGAATGATTCAACCGCTTGTTTGATCTCATTTCTTGTAAGTTCATCGTTAGGTTCAAAGATGAATGGTTTCGCAATGGCATCTAGTTGTGTTCTTAGATACACTGTTAGTCTTGCTACGTTTATTCTATCTAGTGCCGATGGTGCTGTTGTTTTAGTTAGGTTACCAAAGTTAACAATTCCTGCTCCTGCAAAGAATGTAATTGGGTTTATTTTAACTTCATGCATTGAATCCCTCACTGACTCCGTAACAGATATTGTTTCGAACTCTCCGGACGCTGTGTCGATGTAACCAACCGATGTGACATTGTCAACGACACCTCTCCTGGTTCCTGATGGTGCGAACCATGGGAAAGCAACATTGTCGTTGTTTGCCAGTGTCCTCAGCATCATGTGTGATGGTGGAACGACAATTGACTTACCTGTGTTGTCTGTTGTGAACCCAGATGGATAAAACACACCCAAGTAATCACTTGCACTCACCAGGCCGTCTTCGCCATTGTCTAGTGCACCGGCCGTGTTGTTCGCGTAATCCTGTATTGCAGTCGACGTGCCCTCTAGTCTCAAAGGTGTGTCACCTACCACGAACGCTGTGTTGTTTCTGTCAGTGTTCAAGTTGATCATGTTTTGTATCAATTCTGGATAACCAGGTGTTGCGATCACGTTGTAACCTCTTTGGTCCTCTCTGATTGCTTGGTTGGTGTCTATCTCAGATTTGAGTTGTTCAACAATCACTTTTCTCTGTGCTTTCCTACCAAAAGATCCAGAACCGTCTGCGTTGTTGCTAGATTTGGTCACCCATCTGTCTGGGAAGTAAGTTGCAACGGATTCGTTGCCTTTTCTTATGTTACCCAATCCTGACGATCCGCTTCCTGGATATTTTGTTGTCGTGATGTGATTGTTCTTGTACTCTTTGACATTAAAGCCGCTTCTTCTTGTGTTCCATGCCAATATACCCTGTGGATAACTGTCTGGGTTTGGTGCATCTGGATCTAGGAAGTCGTCGCTTAATAGATCTTTGATTGAGCTGAATGTACCAGCACCGCCTGTCGACAGTGAATCTGCCTTCTCTGCGTCTGTGTGTAATCTTAGATCAGCAAAAACTATACCGTCCTCAGTTGTTTGATCTGCTTTGTCAACTAGTTCAAAAGCCGCACCTGTTGTAGTAACCGCAACCTGGTTGGCTGTGTTTGTTGAACTTAAGGTAGCCGCCGTGTTGTATCTGTAAAGTTTTGGATAGTTCTCCAAGTCGCTTGTGTCGATCCATAAGTCATTGTTCACCAGCGCAGTACCATCTGACTGTGTAGTTGGTGCTGTTGCTGAGAACTGTGGCCCATTTGGGTCTGTTGTAGCGTAAACTTGTAGATAACCTTTCCAAGTTGTTCCGTTGTGAACCATGATGTCTGCTTCGTCTGTAGAAGTGTCATACCATAATGTACCATCTGCTGGTTCCTGTGTAGGTGCACTTGTTGAAGCAGTGTAACTTAATCTCTTCCAGTTACTAGCCAAGATTCCTGTGTTAGCACTAGAGTCAATGCTATCACCAGTTGGAATGTCATACAAGTTGTCAATCAATGTTGAACTGTTCGCTGTGTAGGTTCCGTAACTGTGTGCAGTTGTCTGGCTGAAACCAGCATCTGCCAACGGAGTGCCTAATGTGTCAAACATTCTGAAGTCACCACCTAATGCGTGTGACATCTGTATTGCACCTGTGCTTAATTTAGTTGCAGTCACGTTTGTCAAGTTCGCCGCACTCACCGCCGCAACAAAATCGTCTGCTGATGTTCCGCCTAGTGTCACAGTCTTAGCCGCCGCCAAAGTAGAACTATTTTTGACTGATTCTTGGATGATGAAAGTCTCTGAACTTGTGAAAGTTGGAGAAGTGCTATTACTTGTGATAGTTGTTGCTCCGCCTTCGTATCTGAAGAACTGGAAATCACCAACGTTTGGAGTTGAATCAGCAGCATCTGCCGCCGTCATTGATTCCTCTGTGATGTTAAACTGTACATATAGGTCACCCACTGATAAACCTGTTCCACCGTTTGCTGGGTCTAGGTTAAAGATTGCTTCATGGTGATTTGCGTGTAATGGACTTGAAATTGTTGAGAAACTCGCACTTGATGTGCTGTAAAGTTTAGCAACCAGGTTTGCACCTGAGTTTGCACTTGTGGTCTTGAACCAAACTGAACCATTAGGTCTGTCCTCACTTGATGTTGCTGAATCCCAGGTTGGTCTGTTTGTGTGTTTGTCCTGTAAGAATTTAACACCGTTTAGAACCTTGTTACTAGTCAAACCTAAGTCTGCTACAAGTGTTCCGTTTCCTTCTTCAAATCTAATCGTGTTTGTGCCGCCAGTTGAGTCACCTAGTGCCTTACCGTTGTGGAATATTTCTAAGTCTCCAGTCACGCTGTTAACACTTGCAGTCACGTTAGTTACATTAGAACCAATCGCTGATGCAACATTAGATAATGCTGTTCCTGACACAGTGATCTCAGTACCATTGATGTCCATTTTGTTTCCACTTGTCACTGTTGTTCCTGATGCTATTGTCACCACCGGTAACGATGTGTGCCATGCCTCCGATCCAACGATCACCCAAGTGTTACTTGCTGTCTTCTTGTAGATCTTGTTTGAAACGTGTGTTGTGTTGATCGCGTAATCACCGATCGATCCGATCGATGTTTTAGGTGCACCAGTGCTGACCCCACCTACTAGATCAGTAAGTGCTGTAATCAGGGTTGGAGTTTTTGCTGTGAATTTCTGATCTGTTTGTGACCACTCAAATAAACCATAACTGCTTGATGCAAGGTCAAACCAGTATGTGCCATCTGCCGGTGCCGCTGTTGGTGCCGAAGCACTTCCAACTAATTCCGCCGTGTTCACGTTTGCTCTTAGTACATATGCTCTGTTGGCAACTCCCAAGAAACTGTAGGCCGCTTGTAGGCCATATTCGTTAAGCTCGTAGCCGTTTAATGAATTTCCTGAAGCGTCTGTGTAGAATTTTGGATCGCCAAAAGTCTCTGTCAATTCTCTCTGTGACGAGATCAAGTACGCAGTGTTGGCGTTTGCAGTCTGTGTTCCTGCCGCTGTGCCGTCACCTGCTCCGTTGTTCTTGTCCTGTGATGATGCTACTATGAATAGTGGTGTTGTACCCGCATCTGATGGTACGTAGAAACTTTCATTTATTACTGAAACCTCTACTCCTGGTGATGTTAAAGCCATTTTTCGTATTCTCCTTGCAAGTTACGTATATACTTGAGTTATTTATTCAATCATACGGTTTTGTTGACATAATTTACCATTTTCCTGGTGCCTATATAGGGAACGTAAATAACGTTATGCGGTACACAAACAGACCATTGTGCAAGACCTGTAACACCAAACCCAGGGCATATGCCTACAAGCGAAATAACACTGTGTACTGGCGTAGCCAGTGTGACACCTGCATCAGGAAGAAGGCTGGCAAGAAGGTGGGAGGTGTCACTGCACTAGATAGATCCGGATATAAAAAGCGTAAGAAATGTGAGTTGTGTGGATTCAAAGCACAGCATCAAGCACAACTGGATGTGCTATTTGTTGATCGAAATCTTAGGAATGTATCAGAGTCAAACTTGAAAACGGTTTGTGCCAACTGTCAAAGGCTGAGCAATGTTCGTAGACTCGGCTGGCGTGTGGGCGATCTTATTGCCGATGATTAGATCATCTACTTTTCTATATAAGTCATCAAGTGTTCCGGTATTTGCAATAGTAATGTCGTAGTCATATTCAAGCCAGTCCCATTCAGATTGATGAGCACCTTTTTCTTTCATGCTTTTTTTAGTAGGCAAATCACCACGTGCAACACAAACAATTATACCACCGTTTGCTTTTATTGTTTTTATTTCATTTATAAATCTTGTATCGGATATTACAGTGTTTTGTCCTTTGTATCTGCCCATGCAACTATCTAACCATATGCCATCATACATTTGTCCACGCATGACTTCAGTGCCAAAATGTTGTAACACCCATCTTGGTGTTACAGGTTTACCTAATCTTTCACTCCAATACGCATCAGGTTGTTCTCGCCAATGTCTACTGGATGTGGTATCACCCTCAAGCATTTCTCTGTCCCAGTTAAACATGGCGGCTACTGCATCTTTTAAACTTTTAGCAAAACTGTCTTTTATGTACCCGTGTTTTTCAACCAGTCTTTCTGCAACTGTGTCTTTACCAGAACCTATAAGTCCCACAATTCCTATCAGCATCTATTGATTATACTTTTTTTTAACTGGTTTTTCAAGTATTTTTTTTACAATTTCATACCAATAAACACCGCTTGATCTTAATTGTGTGTTTTGTTTTCTAAGCCTGTTCAATTTTCTTTTTACAGTTAAGAACTTTTTGGCTGTCATATTTGGATCAGTTGAAAGGTCTGCAATGATTTCATCAATCACAGGACAACTGTATTCTGGAATTTTGGGGGCACGTGTTTTGAGTTTATGTAATGTAAATTTTTTCATGTATGTTAATTATTTTTAAGACGCTTTTCTATCTCTTTTTTAGCTTCTTGCACAGATTTTAGAATAATAATTCGTAATTCTTTTTTATTTCCTTTTAAAGCATGAATACTCATGTTTTCTAAATCCTCAACTACCTGTGTCAATTCATCTAGTGTTAAATCTGCATAGGTTCTATAACGGTCTTGTTCTAACATACCGTTTTATTTAAAGTGTTTGGATTATTAATTAACCAATAACAAAACTATGCGGAGTGCCACCTTCTGAATAGTTGCCAATTTCGAGTTCAAGTCTCTCCATTTCCTGCATACCTTGTTGTTTCAGTTCCGCTCCGTTTAATGTAGTTCCACCCTGCGGTCCTGCTATCTGTCCGAACTTACCCCTTGCTTCTCCTATCATCACTTTAGAGACTGCTAAAGTATAATCTCTTATCCACGGTTTAGAATAAATGTCCTTGAACAATGTGATGTCTGGTCTGAAGTTGTCTGTATGCATAAGAACTGTTTCATTGTCAGCTCTTGGTTTTTGTGTAATGGTTAATTTTTTTGTTGCAACATCAAAATGGAACTGTATAAAACTTCCAAACAATTTTCCTACAAGTTCCTGATATGATGCAAAGGCATAATATGTTGCTAGTCCACCAGTTGCACCTGCTCTTAGAAGATATGTGTTTGTGTAGGCTAAATTGAAAGGTTCAAACAAGGTTCCACCTTCTCCGCCTTCTGTTCTAGACCCAACAGTTCTTCTATTTAGATTCCTAACATTTATTATTTCATCTGGTAAGATATATGTGTTTTGATCTTTCTTTAATTCTAAGAATGCATATGATTCTTCAACAGCATTTGACGATCTCTGTCTAAATTTATTAATGGCACGTTCTAGTGCCGTTTGATAGTGTTTTGGGTCTAATTCAACGTCAATCATCCCATCGCCGAGATTATTTTTTACGTAATCC